CGTAAGAGCCAAGTCCAACCAGCGCACCAGCAGCTTTAGGAACCGCACTTAGTACACCGGTAGCCACGTCGGCTGCGTCTCTGAAAAAGCCGGGTTCTTCAGCTTCAGGCTCGGACGACGTCGACGGCATTTGAGACTTAACAAAGCGAAACAGCTGTTCTTCTGTTGCGTTCTCCGGTGCGTTTACCGTGTACGTTTTGCCGTCTGAGGCTTTAACTTTATATTCAGCCATTGTGATACCCGCCCCTTATTCGACTATTGTAAAGTCGACAAACTCTTCCGACACTTGGTCACTAGCCCCACCTATCTGGCCCACAAATCTGGAAATTTCATCGTCGGTAGCGTCAAAATTAAAAGTAAGAAACTTAGCCAGTTCTTTTATGACCAGCGTTTGTTTGTCTTTTCTACTGATGCCCTGACGATCAGCGATTATGTCTGTTATTTTTTCGCTGATTTGTTTTGTCTGCTGCTCAGTTAACTTGTTGTTAAAATCCACAGACTTGATCTGGGCCGTGGCAAGTTTGGTTTGTGCCTTTCTTAGACCGTCAGTCCCTTTCGCGGTTTCAATGTCTTGTTCCGCTTTTTCAAGATCGAGCTTTCGCGTTTTGGTCTGGTGCAGTACGTCAGCGACTTTAATAGCCCCCTCTGGCCCTGCCATTGTTTGAACTATTTTTTGGACCTCAGTTTCCGTCTTTCCCGCCGCTACTACTCTATACACCGACCCGTCTTCGTTGGTTTCGACCAGTTTGATAATCCCGTCTGGATCATTCCTAATCATTTTTGCGCCTGTGCCGGGGCCATTGATTTCATCCATCATTACAGCAACCCCGTCGAGACCACCCCCGGTGGGTTTAAACGCTGAGTCTACTTCCGCTTTTAAGCGATTTGAGTCTGCCAGAATTAGACCAGTCGTTTCCGCGCTATGGCTGTTCCGCCATTTTAACGCCGCTTCAGGTCCGTCAAAGGTTTTGATCATGCCGAGCCACTGGTCGTAGCGTTGGTCGTCTGCGGTACCGTAGGTGGCTTCGTCGGATTCTGGCACAAACGTATGAAAATCCATCAGCGCCATTTCACGTAGTTCTCCACGCTGCGCAGTAAGAGCCGCCAAAGATGATTGATCCCCGCGAGCTTTAGCTGCTTCGAGGTCTGCATCTAAACTTTCACCATAAGCAGCGTAGTCTTGTATTTTAAACGCTTCTTGCCGTGCGTTCTCAAATTCTTGCTTGGCGGTAAGAGCTTCTGTTCGTTCGGTGGTAGCGTCGACCGAGCCTTCCTGCGCTCCAGTTAACTTCGTGCCTGCTTGGGTGCCAGCTATATTTGCTTTCAGTTCATCAATGCCTAAGTTGGAAACAGTTTCGAAGTTTGCCCCATCTACTTCAGCAACGATCCTACGTTTTTCTATTTCTGCAAGTAGCGCCTTTTGCTCTCCGCTCTGCGTGCCTTTTGCAATAGCAGCTTTGACTTCAGCAATCGTGGCGTTGGACTCGTCTAGCCCGGCGTTAGCTACAAGAGAACGTAAACGCGTATCAAACGTCGCTTTTCTCTCTGCAAGAGAGTTTGTGTTAAGGGCTGCGCTCGACCCCTTTAGACCCGTATCAGCATTTACATTTCTAGTTTCGGCCTGCGCCATAAGCACCGCCAGCTGGCCCTGCAACGCTATCTGATCCTGTTTTGTAGCCCGTGCAATATCGGTCTGTATGCGGTTGCTCTCAATGTCCGTAATCTGTTTGCGGTAGCCCAGCCCTTTGTCAGTGTCACCGAACCGCGTGGCGTTGTCAGCAAGTCGACTGTACTGTTGGCTAAGGGCTTCGTCTTCACTGCCGTACTCATTGCCTTGGTACGTGTACTTACCCGCATCGTTTTCTTCGATCTTGTCCTTCATAATTTGGTTAGTGGCGTACTGTTGCTTTACGTCATTGACCATCTTGTAGGAGCTTTTGAAGTTCTCCGCGAACTCCTGCCAACCTGATTTACGTGCCATTACGCCACCTCTTTCATCTCAATGCCGAGCATTGCGTAGTGAACCGTTTTGTATCCGTTGAACTCGCCGACAGCTTCTGGGTAGCTAAGCTCCACTTCTTGAGCCATCACGCCACGGTAGCGGACGTTTGGATCGCCAAACTCTTTCTTGTAGTTAAACTCATACAAGGTCAGGGCTGTGCGTTGGTCGACACCGACTTCAACAATGTTCTCTTTAATCCGCTCATCCGAGTTACCATGCGTTGCGTAAGCCGAAGCACCAGCACCCGCGATAGCGCCTACGTCACCCAAGAAGCTACCCTGAGAACCGATGTAAGCTTTGGTTGAGTTATCCAGTATGTTGCCAAGACCGCTGATCTGCATGTTCTGACCGTTGGCGATAGTACCCGCACCCGTTGCCATATTACCCATGTAGTTCTGACCAGCTGACTGAGCATTAAGCCCTGCTTGAGAGCCTGCGTTGGTAGCCCCGCCGTAAGCAGCGGAAGACGCACCGGCCAACCCTCGACCAAGACCCGCCGCATCAAGTTTGCGTGCGTAGCCCATCTGGTCGGCCTGCATCCTGGCACCTGTCATCGCGTTGGCCCGAGTAGCGGCTTGCGCTAGTCCGCTGGCCTGCTGCATCCCTGCAAAGCGACCAGAGTTGGGGTTCGCCCCCATAGCTGCCATAGCTCGTCGATTCATAGCTTGGCTCTGCCCGAACGCTACACCAGTGTCCGCTGCGGCTTTAGCAGCTAAGTCATTTCTGTACGCGTCAGTGTTAAACCGCTGCGCGTCTGCCACCAGCCCTCGTTCAAGCGGTCGGTACGTGTCTTGTTGATAACTATAGTAGTCCCTAGCTTGCGCCATCTGCTCGTCTTGCGCAGACATCTGCTGGTTAGCGATACGCTCCAGCATTGGTGCGGCAGCGTTGTACTGCTCACGCGCAAAGGCTAGTTGTTCGCGGCCCAGACCGGCTTGTATTGAAGCCGCCGCCTGACTGGCATTGGCCATCGGTGTATAGTCGGGGGGTGGTGAACCTTTAGAACCCATTGTTCTGTCCTCTGTAATAATTTTCGGGCCACAGAACGAGTACAATTACGTCTTGGCCATGCAGTCCTGCCTGTTTCATAACGCCCTCTTCCTGAAAGCCGATGTGCTTGTCCAACCTCAGTGCTTTATGATTGTCTTCTGTAACCAAACCCGTAAGCCGCCTTAGCTTGCACTGCCCGAACGCGTACACAAACGCGTTATCAATCAGTTTCAAAAACAGTTTCGTGGGTGTGCTGACTGCTATGTGGCTGGTTGCATTAGACTGGTTGAAGTTATTAAAAACGACACCGCTAACTAATTCGCCATTTAACTCAGCGCCCATTGCGTAGTGATCCCCCCACGAAGCCTCTTGGTCGACTTGCTGCGCGACCCATTGGCCAACGCGTTCTTTGTCGTCAAATATCAACCTAGACGTGGACATAGCACTACCTGTTTACCTGTTAACACATAAACGCAACTAAAAACAATCCTCATTTTAACTCGGGCTTACCGGCCAAGATACGCCAGCTTCTTCTACGGCAGTGGTCGGCACGGCTAAGGCTCTAAGCTGCTGCCGGTATGTTTTCCAAGCGGGGGCGTCAGCGGGGGCGTCTGGCAGTTGTGTCCAATCGGAGTCTAGCAGGAGTTGGTTTCTGCGGTAACGAAAAGCAGAAGATATTTGAGCAGAACCCCTACCATCCACCCAAGCCTTTGTTTCATAACTAAAGACAAAACCCTCTGGGTTTACAGGTCGGTCGGGGATAACAACTCCCTTACCATTGCTTACATCGACGTAGTATTCGTCTGGGTTGTAAACTCCGCTAATTCTCCCAGAACCCGCTGGCTGGTTCGCAAGTATGTCCGACTCTATCGAAGTCAGTGATCCCAGTATTTGTCCTGTCGTCGTATCGTAATACGTCGCACTACTCATTTTACTGCTCCGTGAAAAGAAACCCGCAGCCCGGTTGCACCGCCCGTCATGCCCGAGGCAACAGATAGCGTGTACGTTAGCCTGACCGGAATAGTGCCTAACGTGCCATTTGCGTTGTAGGTGTGGTTTATGGTTTGCGCGTGGCTTCTAATATTGCTGTTAAACACCACAAACAGGGGAGAAGCATAAAGACGTGCAGATTGAACCCCATTTATATACAATTTAAAATCTTGCACTGCTGCGTCGGTTAAGGCATTGAAAGTACCTGCTATATTCCTACTAATTCCTATAATGATGACATATTCCGCAGTGTGAGGAAACGACAAGTTGAAAGTCTGATCCACGTTTCGGTTTGACGCAGCTGGCACTGTGTACGCAATAGAACGGGTCGCCGTTATTTGTTCGTCTGCAATCTTGAGCGTGGTTATGTTAGCATTTCCGATTTTTGCCGTTGTGATAGCCGCATCATCTATTTTTGCCGTTGTGATTGCAGCGTCCTTGATTACCGCTGAGTCAATAAAAACTGAGTTGTTTACGACTTGGAACGGTGTGGCCGTGCCACTATTTTCGTTGTCAACTTTAAAAGCGTTAACTTTAAACGTAGCCCCCGAAGCGGCCATCGTCACGTTGGGGTTCGACACACTCGATATGCCTGTGTTTACTCCGTTGGTTTGACTGTAACTTACTGACCCCCCAAGGTACATTGTAGCACCTGCAATAGTGTTGCCGTAAAAGTCCACGGTGTTAAGTAAACTAGCCGTAATTTTGTCTGCGGTAAGAGAGCCAATCTTAGCATTTGTAATTGTTGCGTCCGCAATCATGGCGGTGTCTATGTAAACGCCTGCGGGGACAGTAACTCCGTTAATAGTTTGGTTAGCGGATCGTACCGCAAAAGGAATTGTCTGCGGCGTAGTTTGAAACGCTGAACCGTCCCAGTACCGAGTTACATTATCGTCAGAGTCTTTCCAAGCGTAGCCCTTGTATAAACCCGAGGTAGGCGCAGTAGCCTGCACCGTTGTAGGTGGGGCAACCCAAAAATTGTCAGCTCGCACCCCAAATTCAGAAGTCGGCGTTGCGTCGTTGTTAGTAGAAATTAAGCCGTAACCAGATATGTGTCCGCCGTTATCTATTTTTACAGTGTGTTTAGCTTCGACGCCGTTAATCGAACTGGTATTTGTCTGTATGTTAGAGGTATGCCCTCCAACCGTAGACTGAAGCGTTGTCACATCCGAGGCTATTGCAGTGTCTGCGCTTGTTCTGGCCGTTTGTTCAGCGGTTACGGCAGCGGCGTTTGTAGAAACCGAAGACTGAAGCGTTGTTATATCCGATGCCAGCGCTGTATCTGCGTTTGTTCTGGCCGTTTGTTCAGCGGTTACGGCAGCGGCGTTTGTAGAAACCGAAGACTGAAGCGTTGACACATCCGATGCCAGCGCTGTATCTGCGTTTGTTCTGGCCGTTTGTTCAGCGGTAATGTTGCTTTGGAGCGCGGTATCACCGCTAGAACGGCTATTGGCCTCCGCTAAAACTCTAGCATTTACCGACCCGGTTAGAGAAGCTGCCCCGTCGATCAAGTCGATCCGCGTGTCTAAGTCGTTATGTAGTTGGCTTGTAGTAATTTCGCCGCTGAGTACGGACAATACATAGGCAGGGTCGGACCCCGTAGTTACGGCTACACCCGCAGTCGCGTTAAATGCGCTGGCAAGCCCGTTTTGGTTGACGTTCTTTACCCAGTAATAGCGCGTAGCGGCGCTACCTAAGCTGTGCGAAAAATTGTCTCCTGCCGTTATACCGACCAAAACTGCTTGCGGTGCTAGGGGCGCTTCCCCCGCTGATACTTGTGAAGCTGTTTGAGCCGCGGCCCACACTTCGGTAAATGAGTGCCCCGCGTATGTCGGTGAGTCCCACGATAGTACGATATTGGCGAGCGCCCCCGAACCGGTTAGGTTAGTCGGAGGGCTAGGAGCGTCAATCCTAGAAGCCGCCGTTGACGAAATTGAACCGTTTGAAAACGAAGCTACGCCCGAGGCTACCATTTGACGCGCCGTCACAAGACCGTCTAACCCACCCCCGTCGATGGCTTCCCTAACCCGCTGAACAAATATCTGCAAGTCGCGGGGTAGAGGGCTGGTAACGCTGGGTAAGTTAGGCATTGGCTAACTCCGTCATTGAGTGAGCGATCGCCAGTGAAAATACTTCGTTAGACCCTTCAACCTGCATCTCCCAATCTCGACCAACTTTGGAAGGAAGCCTAAACGGGTTTCTATTCTGCACAGTCTGCGTGTGAATAAGGGTTGTATCAGCGTAGATTTTCAACGTCATTGGGTACGCTTCAGCTTCAAGCTGCGCACATGAAAACCCTGTAATCTGCGGCATAGTAAATTTCTTCGACTTCCAAATATACGACATCGCACCACCGCGTTCCCACGCTTTCAGTGATCGGTCTGCGTACGCCAAAAACAATTTGTCTCTCTGCAAGTCGTGGTACCCCGCCGTGGCGTAGATGTTGTGCAAGATAAACTGCCCACTCGCGACATCGAAGATAAACCCACCCTGCGTCGTACCGTTGTCGTAGAACGCGATGTACTTGTTATCCTGCTGATAAGCGTGGATCGACTCAGGCTTAAAGTATGCTTGCCACTGCTTGTAGCTAAACATGTCCTGCGTAATAATTTTGGACCCGCCAGACGACAGTAGCATCAACCCGTCAGGTGCAGCATAAACAACAGCACCCCCCAGACTTACAATGCTCTCCTTAGAAACACAGGCTTGTTCGAGATCCGATTTTACAACAGCCATACTGGCAGGGTGCGTGCCTTGAATGAGGTACGGTGTGCCTTTTGTCAGTACTGCCAGCGTTGTGTCCATACGACCCAAGCCCACAACAGGGTAGTCCATGGTCTGCACATACTGCTCGGGCCAAGCGTGAGGGTGATACGGATCGCAGAAATATACGTCTCTGCCAGTAAACCCCGCCATCAAGCCGTTGGGTAAGTTAGTCAGCCCTGTTAGCGTTTGCGGTGGTTCAGCCCAGGTGAGTGTCGGCAGCTGCTCACCCAACAAATCAGGCTTAACATCATCAGTAAAACTGGGGCTTGCTGCCTCGACTTCAGCCACAAACAAAAACGTTCCAAGCACCGACCGATAGACACGCTTGTGTGTTACCACATAATCCCCGCCGGGATTAGTTTGCATACCGGCTATAGATACTGTTTGACCGTCTCGCACTTCGACAGACCCCGAAGCCACCGCAGGTGCAGACTCGAACTCAAATCCTGCTTCTTTGTTAACCCACGTGTAGGTGTAGACCCTCGTCTCTAGTGTGGCGTCTTCGTCGGAATAACCCGCCGCATTCTGCTGAGAAATAACTGCCGTCGCGGGGTAAGTACCAACACGAAGACTAATCGCTGCATCCGTGCCAGTCGTGTTTGTAGTAATAACCGCAAACGGTTCAACCGCACCAAAAGTTTGCACAGTCATACCGTATTCAGAGTAAACACTTAGCCCTGTAACATAGGCAGGATTACCGATAGATAAAATGGTTTCAGTGCCGTCGATAGTCAGCTGTAAGTATTTATCTTCCATGGCGTCGACGTGTG